ACCTATACTAAGTAATGGCTACACCTAAAGATCCGATAGAGACACTGATAGTATTCTTTTCAAAGTCAATAGCGACTTTTCAAGTGAGTACTTATAAAATATTATGGGGTGTACCTGTTGAGAAAAAAGCAGCTTCTTTTTCTGCAACAATTAAGACTACACCAAAAGAGAAGAAATCTAACTTCTTGCAGTCCGGTTTATTTAATATACTTGATACAATAAACGGTTTAGATATTTGTAACGTATTATCTTTTATAACGACTACTATTAACTCTAAGCCGCCAAAAAGAAGTACTAGTCCTGATCCTGTTGAGAAAGCTTTATATGCCGTACAAGATACAGCAAAAGAAGTACAAGATACTATAGATAAGTATTTAGCTCTCCCAACTACTTTAGTTAGAAGCTATGCCGGAGTACAGCCTCAAGCTATTACTCAGAAGCAAGCTATACAAGATTTTGGAGCACCTACTCCTGGAGAGACTCAAATTTCCGGTACAAGATTACTAGCATTTAACACCTATAACCTTTTACAAAATTTAAAAGATTTACTCGAGACGATTTCTCCTAATAATCCTAATTCTATTTTTACAGGAGAAGATGCTACGTTACTTTCTCAAGTACCTGGATTAGGAGGTAGCTTAAACTATGTTGATAATTTTGTCGGTTATATAAATCAGTATACCGACTATAGAAATATAAATAATGAAGATCTTCAGAAATTATTAAAGAAAATAAACGACATAAGATCGGTTTGTGTAACAATACAGACACTTAGTTTTAAATCCGCACTAGCTTTACTAGGTAATTTTTTAGGTACAGATGTTAGAGCTGAAATACAAAGATTATCAGAAGTACTTGACCCTACTAAAATACTTCCTACAATAAAGCAAATTGCCGATCAAGTAAATAGCTTTATAAAAATAGCTCAAAAAATTTATGACGTCATAAAGCAATTACAGTTTTTAATTAAGTTAGCCTTATTACTTATAAAGATATTAAAGTTTATAGGTGTATTTTTCTTAAGCTTACCTCTTCCGAATTTATTTACTACACACGGAATTACTGCGTCATTAGAAAAAGCTAGACAATCAGCTGATAATAAAAATAACCAGGTAGTTAAGAGATTGGAGCAAGTAAATAGCTTACTGACAGTAATATTAAGCTTTGTTAGGTACTTATTGGAAAATGCTACAGGGTTATTAGGAAGACTACAGGTACTAATAGCTAAACTGGAAGGATGTGAATCAACAAAAGATTCTGCAGTACTTCAAGATTTAAAAAATAGCTATAATAACTTAAAGCGAATTGAAGAACAATTAGCAACTTATATAGCTATACACGACGGAAAAACAAGTCCTGATACTGCTCTATTTGGTAAATACAGTATTCGTGTAGTAGAAGAGGAGTTAACTGATAGAACAATAAAGAACAAGCGTAGAAGAGGTATTGCAGTAGATCCAGATGGAGCTATAGTAGCACAATCTGATTTAACTTTTGCAACCAATACCGCTATTATAATTGAAGAAGTTAAAGTAAAGCTTCTGAGTTCAAATTTAGTATCATCTCAATTTAACTTATTAGATGCTTCAGATTTAGCAGTAATAGCAACTTCCGTTAATTATTTAGAGAATGATACCGTCTTAAGTGAAGATTTTAATTTTGATAGTCTACGCAAGGAAAGTAAAGACTTACCCGATAGCGCAGATGAAAGTCAAGGATTAGGCTTAAATGCCTTTATTAATAACCTATCAGGCGGTAGACGCTTGAGAAAGAGAGTTAGAACAGCCTTAGATAACTCTAGCACTACCTTTAAAAACCAAGCAGCTCAAGAGAAGGTTAACGGAGAGAACTTATTAAAAACAGATAATGTAGCTAGTTCAGTAGGAACAGGAAATGAACCGGAAGCTACAAAGACAAAAAAGTAATAAACAAATATTTATAACAATATGGGACAAACAGATTTACTTAGAAAACTTATACGTGAAGAAGTCCGCGCAGTCTTCCAAGAAGAACTTGCAGGTATTCTGAAAGAAGCGATAACCGCAAACAGACAGCCTATTGTCGAAACAAAGACTTCAGCTAAGCCAACTATTCCTGGAACCCTTAATACTCAACCAGTTAGAAGGATGGCTCCGCCGATATTAAGTTCAAATAATCCCTTGAATAGCCTACTTGCTGAAACAGCAAACGCTATGTCAGGTGACGATATGGAGAGCTTTAGTTTTGATTCGAGCATGGCTCAAGGTTATGGCGGAATGGGAATGGTAAGAGAAAATGCACCTGTAGTAGAATCAGTGGGCGAAATGTTTGCAGCAGCAAGACCAAGCTCAAATTTAGATGCAATTCAAATTAATGCCGTTCCAGATTTTACAGCTTTAATGGCTAAAATGCAACAAAACGGAGAAGTTTAATGGCATATAACGTACGAAATATAAATGTATTAGATCTAAGGCCTTCCACAGGAATTGGAGTCTCTATACCTTTCAGCAATCCTGCTGTTTTCGAGACTGTATATAATACTAAAGATCAAACCAAGTATAATTTAATAAATTTCTTATTGACAGATCCTAGAGAGAGAATATTCAATCCTTCTTTTGGAGCTGGTCTTAGAGGTAAATTATTTGAGCAAATAACTAACACTACAGTAGATGATTTAGATACTCTAATCAGAAGCGGTGTACAAGCTTATTTTCCAAATGTAGTTATAACAGCTTTAACTTTCGGAGGTAATCCAGATGAGAATAACTTGACTGTTAATTTTTCATACACTATTAGAAACACTAGAGAATCTGACAATATAACACTAAGCATCAATGGCTAATAAAGATATAAGATATTTAAATAAAGACTTTAACACCTTTAAAGAGGCGTTGGTAGAGTATGCAAAAGCATACTACCCGACTTCTTACAACGACTTTTCTACATCCTCCCCTGGTACCATGTTTATTGATATGGCTGCTTATGTAGGAGATGTATTAGCTTTTTACTTAGATAACAATACACAAGAAACTTTTTTAGAGTATGCAAAACAGCCTTCAAACCTATATAACTTAGCTTATATGCTTGGCTATAGACCTAAAGTAACTTCAGCAGCTATCGTTAACTTAGACGTGTATCAACAGTTACCTGCATCAGGAGCCAGCTACTTACCAGATTTTAATTATGCATTGACTATTGAGTCTGGTATGCAGGTTAGATCTAATATAGATACAACAATGTATTTCTACGTTCCAAACGTAGTTAATTTTAACTTAACTTCTTCTAGTAATCCAACTGACATTTCAACCTACACTACTGTAGGAGGAAATCCAAATACGTATCTTTTAAAGAAAACAACTCAAGCTATTTCAGGTCAAGTTAAAACAACTACATTAACTTTTGGAGCAGCAGAGAGATTTCCTACTAGGATTCTACAAGATACTAATATTATCGAAATTATAAGCATTACTGATAGTAACGGAAATAAATGGTATGAGGTACCTTATTTAGCTCAAAACTATATTTTAAAGCCCGTACAGAATACTCAAGCATTTTATCCGCAATTATATTCTCAAGCTAACGAAGTTCCTTATGTTTTAGAAAAAATACTTGTACCAAGAAGATTTGTTTCTAGGTTTAAAGAAAACGATACGCTAGAATTAGAATTCGGTGCAGGTATATCGGCTGTATCTTCCTCAGTGTATATTCCCAATCCAAATAATGTAGGTATAGGTACTCTAAACGGTATATCTCTTTTGAATACCGCCTTTGATCCAACTAACTTTGTAACAAATGATAGCTATGGTTTAGCACCTCAAAATACAACCTTAACTGTTACATATCTAGTAGGCGGTGGTGCAGCTTCAAACGTACAAGTTAATCAATTAACCAATATTGTAACTAGTACTTCCGTATTTGAAGGTACTCCTTCTAATCCAACTTTACAAGCAAATGCATTAAGTTCTTTAGCAGTTAATAATGAAGAGAGAGCAGTAGGAGGCGGAGACGGTGATAGCCCAGAGCAGTTAAGATTAAATACTTTAAATCAGTTCCCGACACAGATGAGAGCTGTTACGCAGCAAGATTATCTAGGTATTACTCTAGGTATGCCTCCTAAATTTGGTCAAGTAGCTAAGGCTTATGTAACTAAAGATGAAGCCACTTTTGCACAGTATCTAGTAAACGAACCAGGAGAGAGAGATCCTTTAGCAACTGCACTTTATTTACTAAGTTATAATACCTTAGGACAGTTCGGAGTTCCAGGCCCAGCTCTATTACGTAACGTTCAGACATATCTAAAAGAGTATAGAATGCTAACTGATACTATTAGATTAAAGCCTGCTTATATTATTAACATTAAAGTTAGCTTCGATATTATAATATTACCAAACTATTCTGCAAGAGAAACTCTTTCTTTATGTATAGACTTACTCAAAGCCTTCTTTAATAGAGAGAATTGGCAAATAAATCAACCTATTATACTTTCTACTATCTATACTTTATTAGATCAAGTAGCAGGAGTACAGACGGTGAATAGAATTGCAATAAATAACCTAGCAGGAACAAGCGCAGGGTATTCAGAAT